CGATCCAATCGGTAGTAAATTTGAAGGAGAAACAGCTACGGGAGAAATCAGTAGCGTAACAGTGAGTATAACATAATGGCAGGATTTACATACAGTGGGTTAAAAACGGCAGTTCAAAATTATTTAGATAATACTGAAACAACGTTTACTAATACCTTAGATACGTTTATTCAAACTACAGAAGAAAGAATTTTAAAAGCAGTTCAGCTCCCAGTTTTTCGTAAAAATGTAACAGGTACGTTAACTGATGGAAACACTTATTTAAGTGCTCCAGATGATTTTTTATCTCCCTACAGTTTAGCCGTCTTAGATTCAAGTAGTAATTACAGTTATTTGTTATTAAAACACGTTTCCTGGATTAGAGATTACACTCCCGCCGCAGCTACTGAAGGGCAACCCCTTTACTATGCTCAATTCGATAATGATACTTTTATTGTTGCTCCAACCCCTAATGCAAACTTAACGGTTGAATTACACTATTATTATCGTCCTAATTCACTAACTACTGTAGGAGACGATAATCAAAGTTGGCTTTCTAAAAATGCTCCTAATGCTATGCTATACGGGTCCTTAGTTGAAGGTGCTGTTTTTATGAAACAGGACCCTAACACAATTATGTTATATGAACAAAAGTTTCAAGAAGCGTTAGGACTATTAAAAGTTTTAGGAGAATTTAAAGACGTTCGAGACGAAGCCAGAAATGATCAAATAAAACTGATGGCACAGGGAGTTGCTGATGCCTAAAGAACCATTAAAGCATTTAGAAGGGTCAGAAATAGCTATTGTAGCTATGGGTAAAAGTCAATTAGATTTTCATTTAGCAAAGGCAAATAGTGCTTATTTCGATGAAGTCTGGGCAATTAACGCGATGATAGGTGTGTTACCTGAAATAGATAGAGCGTTTATCCTGGATCCTGTAACTAGATTTTTAGATACTGAAGACGCAGGCTCAATGACTCCAATGATGAGAGATAAGCTACCTTCTGCTAAATATCCAATATATTCTTGTGTTTTAGACGATAGAGTTCCTGCCCTTGAAGAATACCCTTTAGAAGAAGTTGTAGATGCGACACAAAGCGCTTATCTTAATAACACGATAGCGTATGCGCTTGCGTATGCGATTTGGA